GTACAACCACAAAAATTAGTTGTAGATTATAATGACACATCAACAGAGCCAATAAAATTAGATTCTATTTTACCATTTACAATTTTTGAAAATGTTGATGTATCATCAAATAATCCAGGTTATATTAAAATCGGAACAGAAATAATTAAGTATACTGGATATGATCTTAATACAAATACTCTTACGGGAATTACAAGAAATATTGATTCTACAACTGTAGATATTTTCCCAAATCTCACAATAGGTAAACATTTATCCGGATCTCCAGTATTTAAATATGAATTTAATGGAATTTCGTTGAGAAGAATTAATAAAACACATATACTATCAGATGCAGATAATATAACATATCCAAATGGATTAGATTATTATCATATTAAGGTAAACATGGGAAGTGCAAATAATAATATTGATAGGGGATTTGGAAATCCAAGTGGTTATCCACAATTATTCTTTAGAGAGACAAAAACAGGGGGATCTTATAACTCCAACCTGGTAAGTACAAACTCAATTTATGGACCAAAAGCTTCTCAAAATATACTTTTTAACATTTTAAGACCAAATGTTCAAACATTATTACCAGAAACAACTTCTATTGATGCTAGAGTAAGAACATTTACAAGTTCAAGTATAAATGGATCAGAAACACCATTTATGAATCAAGGATTTGAGAGTATTTCTTTAAATTCTGATAATTCATTTGGATCAATGAGAGCAATATACTCAAGAGTTAATGAATTGAATAATTTACAATCATACCCTGGATACAAATCATTAACTATGGAATTGCTGCTATCAACAAGAGATACAAAAGTATCTCCAATGATTGATTTGGATAGAGTAAATCTCGTAGCATCCATGAATAGAATAGATAAACCAATTAATAATTTAATTACAGATTCAAGAGTGAATAGTCTTTATGATGATCCACAGGCTGCAATTTACATATCAAAAGTTGTTAGACTTGAAAAAAATTCCGATTCTTTAAAAGTTATTTTTGATGCATTTAGAGATGAATCTAATGATATTAGAGTAATGTACAGACTATTGAGAAATGACACCCCCGATAACCAGCAATTATATGAATTTTTCCCAGGTTATGACAATTTAGACTCTGATGGAAATGTCATAGATTCTAAAAATAATAGTGGAAGATCTGACAAATTTATACAAGCATCAACTTTATCATCCGATTATAGTCAATATGAATTTAGTGCAAAGAATCTTCCACTTTTCAATGGATTCCAAATTAAAATTATAATGACAGGAACAAATCAAGCAGTTGTTCCAAAAATCAAAGACTTGAGGGTTATTGCAGCGATATGATACCAGTAGAAGGACATAGAGGTCTATATAGAGACCAAAAAACAAACGCTATTGTGAACACTAATGAAAATGAATATGAAGAATATCTTAAATTAAAACAATCAAAAATTGCCGAAAAAACAGAAATTGATGCAATTAAAGATGAAATATCTGAAATTAAATCACTTTTAATTGATTTATTAAATAGAAAAAATTAAATATACGTTCACACATAAATAAGAAAGAATATATTGTATGACTTTGCAAAGCACTTTTAGAATATAAGAATAATGTCTCAACCAGCATCTCGTCAAGAATTAATTGATTATTGCTTAAGAAGGCTTGGTTATCCTGTTTTGGAAATCAACGTTGATGATGATCAAATTGGAGATCTGGTTGATGATGCTTTGCAATATTTTCATGAGAGACATTTCGATGGAATAGAAAGAGTATATTTAAAGCATAAGTTAACTGATTCCGAGAAAAATATTCTTACCTCTGGAATTACTACTACAACTGCATCATCTGGTATAGGAATAACTAATCCTTCTTTTACGGAGGCACAGAATTTTATAAAACTTCCTGATACAATAATAGGAGTAAATAACGTATTTAAGGTAGACTCCAGTACCATTTCCAGTGGATTATTTAATATAAAATATCAAATATTTTTAAACGATTTATATTATTATGGTGCTCTTGATCTATTAAACTATGCGATGGTAAAAACATATCTAGAAGATATTAGTAGAATAATTACTCCAGATGTCCAGTTAAGATTTAATAAAAAGCAACAAAGATTATATTTGGATATTGATTGGAAACAAGTTGGATCTGATCAATATTTAATTTTAGATTGTTTTAGGATTGTAGATCCATCTGATTTTCCAAAAATATATAATGATTTTTGGTTGAAAAAATATCTTACCTCATTAATTAAAAAACAATGGGGACAGAACATGATAAAATTTGATGGTGTTCAACTTCCTGGTGGAGTAACTCTAAATGGAAGACAAATTTATGATGACGCTGTTAGAGAGTTGGAAGAAATAGAACAAAAACTCAAGGACGAATATGAATTACCTCCAATGGATTTGATAGGATAATATGACTCCACTTAATCCCTTTTTTCTCCAAGGTTCATCTTCAGAACAGAGACTTGTTCAAGATTTAATTAATGAACAATTGAGGATGTATGGGCAAGATGTTGTCTATATGCCTAGAAATATCATAGCAGAAAAAACTATCATAAAAGAAGCAATTTTATCAAAATTTGATGATAGTTTTAGGATAGAAGCATATTTATCAAATTTTAATGGATTTGGAGGACAAGGAGATATATTAAGTAAGTTTGGAGTGAGATCCACGGACGAAATAACGTTAATAATATCAAAAGAAAGATATACCGATTTTATTAGTCCTTTTATTTTTTCTAAACAAGGAATAAAGGTTTCATCTAGACCACAAGAAGGTGACTTAATTTACTTTCCTCTCGATAACTCTTTATTTGAAGTTAAGTACGTTGAAGGGAAATCTCCATTTTATCAATTGAACAACTTATATGTCTATGAATTGAGATGTGAACTATTTGAATATGAGGATGAAATAATAGATACTAACGTCGAAGAAGTGGATGAAAATATTAAAGATTTTGGATATATTGCTACATTACAAATGGCCACAGAAAATGTAGTTGGTGCTTCCGCCACTGTTAGATTGTCCGAGAGACAAATTGCATCTCCTTTTGGAAAATCTGTCAAAAAAATTGATTTAATTCAAGATGGAACCGGATATATTGATACTCCAACTATTTCAATAACATCCCCATCACCATCCGGAAGAACTGCAACTGCTGTTGCTATTATGACTAGTAAATATGGACAGCAGGGAAAATCGATAGAAAAAATATTGATAACAAATCCTGGAATTGGGTATACACAAATTCCACAAGTAAGAATAATAAGTTCTTCTGGATCTGGAGCAATAGCAACTGCCATTCTTGGAGATAAAGTTCTTGGACCTATTGGTATAATTACTAGTGGTTTTGGATATATTAATCCTCCAATTGTAACTATCTCTACCGCCTCAACCACCGGAGATAACGCAATAATTCAATCATTTATAAACAGCTCTGGATCTGTAACCTCTGCAGCTTACGTAAATGCAGGTTCTGGTTATACATCTGGAGTATCAATTACTTTCCAAAATCCAGTAGGAGTAGCAACTGGATCATATCTTTATAATGAAGTAGTGAGAGGAGCGACTTCAGGAACAACTGCGTATGTTAAAGATTGGAATAAACCATCAAGAATACTAAAAGTTTCTATAATTGATGGTAACTTTATTCCGGGCGAAACAATAGTTGGGATGGGAACAACTGCAAATGGTTCTAATGCGAGTTATAAATTATTTTCAGTAAATAAGGATGATTTGTATGATCCATATGCTGAAAATATACAAATAGAGGAAGAGGCAGATGATATAATTGATTTTACGCAATCAAATCCATTTGGCGACTTCTAAATAGTAAATAAACCTTTAATATTATGTTGGGAACATATTTTTACCACGAAATAATAAGAAAGACGATAATTGCATTTGGAACATTATTTAATAACATTTATATTAAACACAATGACGAACAAGATAATACTGACAGTATAATTAAAGTTCCCATTGCATATGGACCAATACAAAAGTTTTTAGCGAGAATTGAGCAAAAACCAGATTTAAGAAAAAGGCAAGCAATAACTTTGCCCAGAATGTCTTTTGAGTTGACCAGTATACAATATGATACGAGTAGAAAAGTTTCTACAATGCAAACTTTTACTGCTGTTAGATCCGATGGCGGAAATCCAGTAAAAGTATTCATGCCTGTTCCCTATAATTTGGGAATACAATTGAGTATTATAACAAAATATAATGATGATATGCTTCAAATTGTAGAGCAAATTCTACCATTTTTTCAACCACAGTTCAATTTAACAATTGATTTGGTTTCAAGTATTGGAGAGAAAAGAGATATTCCAATGATACTTGAAAACATACAAATGAATGATAATTATGAAGGAGATTTTAGCGAGAGAAGAAATTTAATATACACTTTAAATTTTACAGCAAAAACCTATATGTTTGGTCCAATTGCTGACAATACTGAAGGACTTATTAAAAAGGTACAAGTTGATTACTATAGCGATACAAATAGAAAAAATGCTTCTAGACAACTTCGTTACACGGTAACACCAAGAGCAATACAAGATTACGATAGTGATCGATCTTCTTTATTGGCAGAAGATGTAAATCCAGAAGATACTATTATAAAAGTATCAAATACAACTCTTTTATCATCAAATAGCTATATTATGATAAATGATGAAGAAATGTTCATTAAAAATATTTCTTCCAATGAGATAACAGTCAATAGAGCTCAAGATAATACGATAGCATCAAAACATGATGCGGGTTCTTATATTAATGTATTAAATGATATTGATAATGAATTGATTGAAGTTGATGATGATTTTGGATTTAATGAAGAACGCTTTGATTTTGGAGATGGAAAAATTTGGTCAACAACTAAAAATATGGATGTTCAATTATGAGTAAAAAATTTGAAAAAATAGACGAATCTTTGGATATTGAGGCAACCAATGTTGATAGAGAAATAATAGAAAAGGATAAATCAATAATTCCCACACAGAGAAATGATATCGATCCTGTAAAAGATTATGAATATACTAGAGGTAATCTTTATAGTTTAATACAAAAAGGACAAGAAGCAATAGATGGAATTTTAGAAATCGCACAACAAAGTGATCAACCAAGAGCATATGAAGTTGCTGGACAGTTAATTAAAAATGTTGGAGATGTTGCAGATAAATTAATAGATCTGCAACAAAAAATGAAAAAATTGGAGGAGGAAGATCCCAAATCCCCCAAATCAATTACTACCAACAATACAATGTTTATTGGTTCAACAGCAGAACTTCAGAAGATGCTCAAAAAAGGATTTAAATAATAATCCATTATCTAAATATTTAAAAAACCAATGAAAACTTTTTCACAATTTCTTCTAGAAGCAACTGACCCAAAGGGACCTATTAAAAAGTATATGTCCCCAGAGGAAATTGCGAAAAAGCATAAACTTTCACTAGATGTTATTAATTCCCAACTAGAGATGGGAATTAAAGTTGAAAGTGAGCATACTGGAAGTAAGCAAATGGCAAGAATGATTGCTTTACAACATTTGGAAGAATTGCCAGATTATTATACAAGATTAAAGAAAGCAGAAAAAATAAAAGAAGAAAGGAAGTCTGGAGATTACTCTTTGCGTGATTGGTTTTCCAAAAGCAAATCATCTGATGGAAAGCCAGGATGGGTTCAGTTGGGTGGACCTTATGCGGGCAAACCTTGTGCTCGTCAACCAGGACAAACTTCTACACCAAAATGTGGAAGCTCTAAAATGGCAGCAAACCTATCAGATGAAGAAGAGGAAAGAGCATTTAGAAGAAAAAATAGAAAAGATCCCAATCAACCAAAAAAGTCAGGTGCAGCAAAACCAACTAATGTTGCGACAGAAGAGACTATTATAGAGAAAAAAGACGCTTGCTATAATAAAGTCAAGTCTCGTTATAGAGTATGGCCAAGTGCTTATGCATCTGGTGCTTTAGTTAAGTGCCGTAAAGTTGGTGCTAAAAATTGGGGAAATAAAACAGAATCTTTAAATTATGATTGGGATACCCCTATTCGTGAAAGACCAGATAGATATTGCCCAAAATGTGAAAGATTGGAATTGAGAACTGAATGTGAATTTGGAGCAAGATATTGGGATATGTTTTCATTACCAGCGGAATTGATCGCGTCAAAAAAAGAATATAATATAATTATGCCATATGCAGGAAATGTAAAAGAAAAATATGAGTTCTCAAATTGGAGAGAAGATTTTTCTCCAGTTGAATATGAATTTACGGATATAATTGCTGCAGATCCTATAAAGACATTAAAAAATCCACTTATACAAGAAGATATTGCATCTTTAAATTCTCGTGGAGCAACATATCTTGTCTTTTTATTATGGAGAGGACAAAATATATCAGTTCAAATGTTTTTCCCTCAAATAAAAAGACCAACAAAGAATGATGTAGAATTTGAAATTAAAAAAATATATCCTTTAGCGAAAGTATTAAAATTTGAACCGATTAAAATTGATACCTCAAAAGCATTGATATTTGCAGGAGTACAAAAATGAACCCAGACAAAATTGAATTAGATAGTTTAAATAAAAATTTTGAATATGAAAGAATCTCTAGAGAAATAGATTCTTGCGAAAATATTGAACAGGTAAAAAATATAGCTAAATCATACGTAAAATTACACTTAAAATTTCAAGAGACGATAACTAATTTAAATTTTAACAATTTATGATTGATAAACATTATAAGGGCAATCCAAACCTAAAAGCAGAGAATGTCCAAATTGAATTTACTACAGACCAAGTAAAGGAATATCTTCTTTGTAAAGAGGATCCTGTATATTTTGCAATGAATTACGTAAAAATTGTATCTCTCGATGAGGGATTAGTTCCATTTGAGATGTATGATTTCCAAAAGGAATTAATTTTAAATTTTCACAATAACCGATTCAATATTGCAAAACTTCCTAGACAGACAGGAAAATCTACTACTGTAGTTTCGTATCTTCTTCATTATGCTTTGTTTAATGATAACATAAGAATTGCAATTCTTGCAAACAAAGCAGAGACTGCTAGAGAACTTTTGGGCAGATTGCAACTGTCTTATGAAAATTTACCAAAGTGGCTGCAACAGGGTGTTGGTTCTTGGAATAAAGGTTCACTTGAACTTGAAAATGGCAGTAAAATTGTAGCAGCATCTACTTCATCATCTGCTGTTCGAGGAAATTCTTTCAACATCATCTTCTTGGACGAATTTGCGTTCATCCCAAATCACATTGCAGAACAGTTTTTCAGTTCTGTATATCCCACCATTTCATCTGGTAAATCTACCAAAGTTATTATCATCTCAACTCCAAACGGGATGAATATGTTCTACAAACTCTGGCACGATGCCGAGAGGGGAAAGAATGGTTATATTCCCCTGGAAGTTCATTGGTCAGCAGTTCCAGGACGTGATGTTGAGTGGAAAAGACAAACTATAGCAAATACTTCAGAGAGGCAATTTACACAAGAGTTTGAGTGCGAATTTTTAGGATCAGTAGATACCTTAATTACACCAGCAAAATTAAGGACTATGGTATATGATGATCCTTTAGAAAAAAGTAAGGGATTGGATGTATACGAAAAACCCCTAAAAGATCACAGTTACTTGATGACTGTCGATGTATCAAGAGGGACTAGTAATGACTATTCAGCATTTGTTGTTTTTGATATTACAACAATACCTTATAAAGTAGTAGCAAAATATAAAAATAATGAAATAAAGCCAATGCTTTTTCCAAATATTATAAATGATGTGGCAAAAGCTTATAATAAATCATTTGTTTTAGTCGAAGTTAATGATATTGGTGAGCAAGTTTCTAGTATTTTACATTTTGATTTGGAATACGATAATATTCTTATGTGTTCTATGCGAGGAAGAGCAGGGCAATTAGTAGGACAAGGATTTTCTGGAAAAAAATCACAGCTTGGCGTAAAAATGTCCAGAACTGTAAAGAAGATTGGTTGTTCAAATTTAAAAGCAATAATAGAAGATGATAAATTAATAGTAAATGATTATGATATTATCAGCGAATTAACTACTTTTATTCAAAGAAATCAATCTTTTGAAGCGGAGGATGGATGTACAGATGACCTTGCAATGTGTCTGGTTATATTTTCTTGGCTAGTGGTTCAAGACTATTTCCGAGAAATGACAGATAATGATGTTAGGAAAAGAATTTACGAAGAACAAAAAGATCAAATTGAACAGGATATGTCACCATTTGGATTTATATCTACTGGTTTAGACGAAGAAACTACTTTTGTTGATGCCGATGGCGATAGATGGTTTACTGATGAATATGGAGATGTTTCATATATGTGGGAATATAAGTAGTTTAATAGCATTAGTAATTTATAAATACTTCTAGGAAAATGAACTTCTTTAAGAGAGGAATCAAATGGCGTTAAATTTAGTATCACCTGGAGTTAAGGTTAGAGAAGTAGACTTGACCAATGGAAGAATCGATACATCATCCCAACAAGTTGGCGCTATAGTAGGACCTTTTGAAAAAGGTCCTATTGGAGAACCAATTTTAATTGAATCTGAAAAAGATTTAATTGAAGTTTTTGGAAAACCAAGAACAGAGAATGGACAAAGAGAATATTGGATGAGTGCTTCTCAATATCTTTCCTATGGTGGTGTTCTAAGAGTAGTAAGAGTTGGTCAATCAGAGACACAGCAAACATTAAATTGTGCCAACGCTGGCGTTTCAGTAGCATCAACTATTGTTAGAATTAATAATTATGAAGATTATGTGAACAATCACGCTTCAGATACTACTTGGCACTATTCCTCCAGAAATTCCGGATCTTGGGCAAATAATCTAAAAGTTTGTACAATTGATGCCTTTGCCGATCAAATAATTACTGGAATAACTACTACTGCATCTTCCGTAACTGGATTTACAACATCAACCACAAAAACATCCGTAGTAGTTGGTGTAAATACTACATTATTTACAGGCATATCAACTACTGGACTTGCAGTTGGACAGTATATTAATCAAGTAGGTGGAATTATTGGTGCTGCTACAAGTATTTCTCAAATAACAGGAGAAGATGGTGGTACTGTTACCATATCATATCCTACTTTAAACTCCACTCAAGTTACTTTAGATCTTGTCTTTGGTACTTTAACAACAACACAGACTGGACCAGCAATTCAAGTTGGATATGCTGTAACTCAAGCTTTAAATAAAACTTCTGTTAGTGGAACCAAAGTAATTACTTACACTGGATTCTTAAGAGGTATTATTACAGGAATTGGACGTAGTGAAGTTTATGTTAAAGTAACTGATCGTGTTGACAAAGCAGGGGTTTCATATCCAGTATCATATAAAAATCCTGGAAATGCAGGCTCAAACGCAGATGCGTTTTCTTTTGATGCTACAGGAAGATTAGAACCAGTATACATTAGTGCCAGTAATGGAAGTGCCATTACATCTACTCCAGATATGGAAGTTGTCACTATTACTGATTGGTATGATCAACAAACTCTTGGTCTTGAAAATTCAACAGTTTATTGGAAAAATATTGCACCAAAACCTGGCACAACAGAATATGCCGCCAATAGAAACGGAAAAAATGATGAAATTCATGTAGTTGTTGTTGATGATACTGGAGCAATAACTGGAATCAATGGGAACATAATTGAGAAATTTGCAAACTTATCCAAAGCTTTGGATGGAAAAATATCTCCTGCTGAACAAATTTATTATAAAGATTATATTTCACGCAATTCTCAATATATTTTTGCAGGAGCAGCTCCATCTGGATCAGCGTCAGGTTTAACCGCAGTTTCTGGATCAACTACATCATTTACTCCATCTAGCGGTTCTTGGGGGGTAAATGCTCAAGGAGTAACATTTAATTGTTCTGGAGCATCAGTATATTCTCTGACAGGAGGAACTGATTACAACAATGCAATTAATAATTTCTCCCTAACAGTTGGAGAAGTTATTAATGCACATGTAGCTTTCAATAATCCAGCAGAATATAAAATTGATTATTTGATTTCTGGTCCTTCTTCTGGAGCAAATATTTATGAAGCTCAAGCAAAAGCAAATGCAATTATTGCAATTGTGGAGGAAAGAAAAGATTGTATCGCAGTAATTTCTCCATACAAACCAGATATTGTCAATGTTACAAACACTGATACACAAACTAATAACATTATTAGATTTTTCGACTCATTGACATCAAGTTCTTATGCCATATTTGATAGTGGATACAAGTATACTTACGATAGATTTAATAATGATTTTATATATTTACCTTGCAATCCAGATATTGCTGGATTGATGGCTAGAACTTCCGAAAGATCATATCCTTGGTACTCTCCCGCTGGTTCTTCAAGGGGGTCTCTCAATAACGTAGTTAAACTAGCATATAATCCATCTCAAGCACAAAGAGATGAACTATATTCAAGGAGAATTAATCCAATTATTGCTTCTCCTGGAGCAGGATTCATCCTATTTGGCGATAAGACTGCTCTTGGATTTGCTTCTGCATTTGATAGAATTAACGTTCGTCGTCTATTCTTAACTGTAGAAAGAGCAATTGAAAGTGCTGCAAGAGCACAGTTATTTGAATTTAATGATCTTATTACCAGAACAAACTTTGTAAATATAGTTGAACCATATCTTCGTGACATAAAAGCGAAGAGGGGTATTACAGAGTTTATAGTAATTTGTGATGAAACTAATAATACTCCAGATGTAATTGATTCCAATCAATTAAGAGCGGATATCTTTATTAAACCTGCAAGATCAATTAACTTCATTGGATTAACTTTTGTTGCCACCAGAACTGGTGTCTCATTTGAAGAAGTTGTGGGTACAGTTTAATTAATTTAAAGGAGACTAACAACAATGGCATTAGACATACCAAACTATTCAGAAAGAACTATTAGCGAGTT